CTGTACCTCTCCACGCTTTGAAATTGATAAAATCAGCCTCACGGTCTCCATTTTCGTTCTTGAAATTACGATTGACGGCAAGTGTGCCCTGCAAGCTAGATACATTATTAGGCGTTTTTCGTAGATCAGGAGGCGCTACAAGCCTCCCAACCAGTGTGACGTTATTGATCATCTAATCCATCCCTTCGTACAAACTTTTTCCAAGTTGTTCCTCAAAATCTTTTTCATCTTCGGGGTCTAATGCGGCCAACTCTGTGACAACTCTTATTTTCGTTTCTCTACACGGCTGATAACCGTATTTGGCATACCTCAACATCCTATTAAATGTGCTTACGGGATATGGCAAAACATTATCAACGACTAAACGTTTTGTGTGCAAATGCTCAAAGAAATCCTCATGAAATATGACTTCAAAAACAGCCATATAATCATCTTCATCCAAATTGTCATAGTTTTTGTAATAAGCAAACTTCGTTATTGTGAAATCAAAATTTGAAATAACTTGTTTTGGATTTCCGTATGTGTTTCTGATGAGCTCTAAACGAACTTTATCTTTTATAGAATATATAGACCAGCAATTTTTGTTTTCATACGAAAATTTCCAGTCTTTTGGTTTCTCTTTTATAAGTTGTTTATAATATCTCTGAGCTTCGATAAAATCCTGGTTGTTTTCAAAGAATATGTCTAGGTCTTTAACTGGTTCGCCATTGAAAATATTCTTAAAGCAACCTCCAGCAATATATCCTTTATGGCCCACTAGAAATTTATCAAGCCACCAAAGTTGTCTATAATTAAGTAAATCACTCTTTCTAAAATTCATATTCCCCTCCTGGATTGTGCCACCAGACAATCAGGTCATCCTGATTATCTCTGATGTCCATAATTACCACCCACATTGCTCATTGAGTTCAGCCTGAGTTAATGGCTCGATACGTTGATAACCGCTGACTTGATAGTTTTTCTTAAAATCAAATCCGAGTCGACTTAGACCAGCCTTGAAACGGTCTTTTTCGGCTGTGTCTACAAAATACACTTCCAAAGTCATTTTTTGGGTATATCGTTTTAAGTCATTTTCAGCCCCTTTGACGGCTTCTTGTTGATTCTGGGATAATTGCCCACCGTCTAAAGTTTCGCCCGTTTCTGGGTCAAATTCTTGCGTTTCCTCGTCGATATGACAGCAAAGGATTGTTCTAAACTCTGGATGTTCATTTTGTTGCTGAGCTAAAACTTCCTCACGTTCTCGTTCAGCTCGCTCTTGAGCCAATCTAACTTCTTCCTTTTGCTTTTCAAAAGCGTAATCTGCCTTGATTTGTTCCAACACTTCAGCCAAAGTCATGTCTTTCAACATACGAATATATGGCTGGTCTGTCATTCCGTACTCAGCACATTGTCCTGAGATTGCTGAGATGGTTCTCTTGTACTCTTCTTGTTTCTGATACTCAAATGTAATCATGTCATCAAGCGACTTCATCGTAACTTTCTTGAGTGTCACACCATCAGCCATGAAATCACCAGCCTTGACATACTCAAGGGCCTTTTCATCAAAGAGACGAGGATTCAGCATGTACTCAGCTGATTTGTTGGCTATGTAACTCTTAACCGTATCTATTTTTAGTTGTCTTTGATGTTCTTCAATTTCCTTGATACCTTTATCAAATTCACTAACTACGGTTGCAAATGGTTCAATAATTGACTTTGCATAACTATCCCATGTGTTAGCAGTCTCTGATAGCAAGTTTTTAGTGTCGATACGGATACGATTTTTAGACTCAATTAGCTTATTAAATTCAGCTCGCTTTGCCTTGTCATCTTTGAGAGTACTAGCTGTAGGAATATAGTCCTTGTACTTTTCAGTAGCCTCTATGAGGTCTTTTTCAAAAGACTCTCTAGTAAGCTCATCCGTTGTAATCATTTCATAGATTTTATTGATTTTCTTATCATCAATAACTTGTAATTCTTGCATGTTGTCCTCCTAATATTCAAGCTCACCGTCTAGCAATTCGCCCTGGATTGGTTCCTCAGTTTGAGCAGGTTCGGGACCTGCATGATTTGCCTCTTGCTCTTTGTTAAATTGCTCAATCTGAGCCATCTTGCGTGCTACGACATCCTCACGGCTCTCTTGAGGTGTGACGTCTTTGATACGGTCAAATGTTTCTCCACCGTCGTCCTCTGTGTACATATTCCCCAAGTCCTCAGGGAAAGCCTCTCTAAGAGCATTAACTAGGGCTGTTTTTCTAATCATAGTAGCTGGCATGCTGTTCCAGGTGCTTTGTTTCTTGTTGTATTCTTCAAGAGATACCTGAATTTCTACAGGAACTTTGAAATTTTTGCGATAGACTCTAGCCCAACCTCCTACCAAAGTATCACCTGGTAGCATAAGAGCCCCTTTGCGTTCGTGCATAACGCCATCTTTATCGACAGCAACCACGCCGGCCTCAAAGCCCTCATAATTTTTGCTCTGAGCTGCACGTTTTAAGAAAGCCTCTTTTGAGACAATCAAGCTGAACTCTGTCCCTCCATTGCGGTTTTTATAGGCTACAATGTAGACCTCGTTAGCTAAAGGGTTTAGGTTACGCCCTTTAATAAGTGACAAAGCTTGTCCCACCTGTTTCTCAGTAAGTAAATTCTGAGGATCAAAGTAACGTTTGATGTCTTCAAATGTCCAGTCAAGGGCATTGACAGAAATGTCACGTTTAGCCTGTTGTGTTGATAATTGATTATTAGTCATTTTCTTCTACCTCTGTTGTGTTTTAAGTTCCAATTTTCACGCTTTAAGCGGTTGTTTTTGTTTTGCAATTTTAAAATAATATTTTGTTGCTCGTTGATAATCTGCCCCAGCTCGATACCAAGATGGGTATACTCAGCTCGCCAGTTGTCGATTTCTGCAAGTAGTTCTTCAATCATACTTCATCACCCACATATCGATACTGCCCACATCCAACATAGATGTACTGGCTAGGATCAAGTTCTTCTTGCTCCTCAGGCGGTTGCATCATGTCTCTGTCATAATCAAACATGAGCATACACCTTCCCAAGTTCCAACACTCTTTTCACATATCTGGCCTTTGATGTCAAACCAAGATCCAACAATTCGTTTTTTTCTTCGTGATTGGCCAAAAGCCATACACGGTTTTCAAGTTCAATTCTAGTCATCTTCCTGCTCCACTTCTTTATCTTCGTTGGTTTCAACTGTGATTTCTAGTCTTGTCATAGCTTCGTCTACTGACTTGCCGTCTAGGATATCCTTGAGCATGTGACTTACATCGTGCATAGTTTGAGCCTTCACCTTACCTTTTTCTGTTTCTGGCATCAATCCGATTTCTTGTAAAGCTAGAAAAGCTAAACTGAAAGCGTGTAATTCTTTCTGAAGTTGTTTGATTTTTTTGATTGTGCGAATTGCCTTAAGCATATTGCTCTCCCATCTGTTCTTTTTCTTTGTAGATTGCCAATTGTTGTTTCAGGTCATAGTTTTCTTGCTCGAAAGCAAAGCGACGCTTGCGCTCCTCAAATAGGTCGGTCATGAGTTCGACCGCTACCTCTCGCCAGTCAAGGTTGACTGCTTTAAGAACTACTTCAAGTCTGAGTTTTAACTTAGTAAGTAATTTCATTAAGCTACACCCTCCTCGTTAGATTGCTTGTTCATGCCTAAAATAATGTCATAGTACGAATGGCCAGCAGGGATGACATATCCTGTTAAGTCTTCAATGACCGAACCATCTGCCATAATGTTTATAATTCTTGGTTTCCATTGCTCTTTTTTATTTTTCATGTTATAATTTCCTTGAATAATTTTGATATGCGCCTGATTGCCGTCAGGTGTTTTTTTATTTAGTCATACACAGTTACTGTATAGACTGTCTTACTTGTCCCATCGCTAGAATGTACGGCCGACTTCTCCACCGTTATATCTGTTGTATCATTAGCCATTTTGAAGAACAAATACAACAAACATTCTCGTAAAATTCTTAACTTTAAAGGGACACCTAGAAATCGTTCGAGTTCCTGTTCAATATTGTATTTTTTATCTACCATTTCCCATCCTAACTCGTATAAATTCCGCCATTTCTGGCAAAAGTTCTTAGTTCGTTCATCTTTCTTGTAAACTGGTAGTCACTTGTAATCAGCAACCGTTCTTTCAGCAAGCTAGATAGTCCGTAGTGATTAGATTCAAAATCGTCTATAATCTGCTGACGCTCTTTAGTAGTCACTTGCTGACAGGGATCGTCTTGAAGCTGTGTCTTTACTGAACTTAAAGGCATTTGTTTTCATGTTTCCTTTCGTTATTCTATCTACGAGACTCTGCTCGTACAGTTCCTTGAGGTGTTTACCCTCAAAATTAGTTGTGATAATCGTATTCGTCCTGTTTTCAAGAATTTGATACAGGACTTTTTGCATCCAGTTATTGCCTTGTCTGATTTCGTTCCCAACACTCGACTCTTTGCCTAGGTCGTCCAAAATCAAGAAATCAACATTTTGCAGAAATTTCACGACTGAGCGCTGTTCCCATTTCGAGTCCTTGTATTGAAAAGCCTCTTGTATTCGAGAGAACAACTCTATAGATGGCATATACACGACCGATTTCCGAACTTGGAGCATTTGAAAGCTCTCGTTTAAGGTCTTAGCTATCCCGACGGCTAGATGGCTCTTGCCAACTCCAGGCGGTCCAGATATAATCGTATTTCCTTCGTAACGTTCTTTCACATAGTCAGCCGTGACTCGCTTAGCGAAATTGACTGCTGCAGCATCCTGCTCTGTGTGAATTTCAAAATTCCCAACAGTCGCATTTTTCAAATCGTTTGGGATGATACTCTCTTTCATAAAGAGAGAGTAGGACCTTGTATCTCTGATTTGAACTTCAGCAATGGCTAACTGCTCGCTTGCGTTCTGGTCGATGATCTCTTGGACACATTCAGGGCAATAGGTCAGCGTGTTGCGAGTGCAAGGATTGACTGACCGCCACATAGTTTTAGAGCTGTGTTGTTTCGAATGGTTCCAAAACTCAGACCACGCGCGTCTGAATGCTATCTTCGTTTTAGAGCTGTGTTGTTTCGAATGGTTCCAAAACAACGTACCAGCTTTTCCTGTCGTTACGGTTGTTTTAGAGCTGTGTTGTTTCGAATGGTTCCAAAACCTGATAACCGTGGAATCTCTCTTACAAAATGTTTTAGAGCTGTGTTGTTTCGAATGGTTCCAAAACTTTTTGAAGCAGATGGGGGTAAATGGAAATGTTTTAGAGCTGTGTTGTTTCGAATGGTTCCAAAACCCACGCAATCGGTGTGATTGCTGACCAAAAGGTTTTAGAGCTGTGTTGTTTCGAATGGTTCCAAAACATTATGCTCCTAGCTAGACGGTCAGTGATGGTTTTAGAGCTGTGTTGTTTCGAATGGTTCCAAAACAAGATGATAAGCCGGGGTGGATGAAAGCTAGTTTTAGAGCTGTGTTGTTTCGAATGGTTCCAAAACATGAAAATCATTTGTATTTCAAAAACTATCGTTTTAGAGCTGTGTTGTTTCGAATGGTTCCAAAACCTCCAACACCAATACGAACTTGAGCATATTGTTTTAGAGCTGTGTTGTTTCGAATGGTTCCAAAACATCATTATCAAAAGAGATAACACCCTGCCAGTTTTAGAGCTGTGTTGTTTCGAATGGTTCCAAAACCTTAATTGGTGCCTACCCTTACATCAACGAGTTTTAGAGCTGTGTTGTTTCGAATGGTTCCAAAACGACAAACCTATTCAGCAGCATCAGATAACGGTTTTAGAGCTGTGTTGTTTGTAATAGTTAAAAAGCTACTCAAAAAATGAGTAGCTTTTTAACTATTACAACTCTACACATAACTCATTCCTTTGTAGAAAAGGAAAATGGCTAGTGCGATAAAAAGTACAGTTGCTCCGATTCGCTGGCTGGTACTGTACATCCTTCTCTCCCATTTGACTGGGAAGATGACTGCTAGAAAGGCACCGCCTACTGCACCGCCAATATGCCCTGCTAGGCTGATTCCTGGAATCAGAACACTTCCAATGATATTTATCACGAAAAGTGTCAGATAGGATTGCCCCAACTGCTGGATATAGGGGTTGCGAGTTGCGTAACGCAAGACGATAATCGCAGCAAATAGTCCGTAAAGAGAAGTGGACGCTCCTGCTGCTACAACTTTCGGCGTGAAAGCAAAAACAAAGAGATTGCCCATCATTCCTGATAAGAGATAGAGAAAGAAGAATTGCTTAGAACCGAAAATCTCCTCCACCTGTCGTCCAAGAAAGTAGAGTGAAATCATATTGACAATGAAATGTTCCCAACCGATATGTACAAATATAGCCGAAAAAAGGCGCCATATCTGCTCGGGAAACAAACGAATGATCGGTCCATACATGGCTCCAAACTGAAGTAAGGTATCTGCTCGTTCAAAATTTAAACCTGTAAGAACCAACATCAAGAGAAAGACCAATGCGGTTACTAGGAGGAAGAAGCTAGTCACAGGATAACGTTTATCAAAGATTTCCTTCATAGGTTAGCACCTCCTGTACGGGAATATCATGGTTTTCCAAGTTAAACTCCTGAACTTGACAAGGATAGATTGTACTCATTGTATGCCCAGCAAAATGCTCCAGATAGCGGTCGTAGTATCCTCCACCATATCCAATCCGATAGCCCTCAGTTGTAAAAGCCAAACCAGGAACATGAATTAAATCAATCTGAGACGGTTCCACCACTTCCAAGTCTCCTTGCGGTTCCAGTAAACCAAAGGAAGTTTTTGCCAACTGCTTCGGATCATATACCACAAATTCCATGCGCCCCTTGGGATAGGTTTTGGGTATCAGAACCTTTTTGCCGTCCTTCAGCATCCGCTTGATTAGTTCTTGCGTTTGAAATTCATGAGGGAAGGAGAGATAGGTTGCGATGACCTTAGCTTCTTGGTAAAAGGGATGTTGTAAGAAACGCTCAGTTAAAGCTCGATCCATAGCCTGTTTTTGCTCCTGAGATAAAGCCTTCATTTCGTGTAAGACTTGTTTACGTAGTTCTGCTTTCATAGATAATTCCTCTACTCTGCTGCCTTCTTTTTCAAGAAACTAGAGACCGCATCTACCCCAATGGCTAAGGCTTCTTCCTTAGGACTCATCTGAGGGTGATGAAGAGCGTAGGGACTATCGATACCTAGCCAGAACATAACGCCATCTACCTTCGAAAGGAGATAACCAAAGTCCTCACCAGTCATAGCTGGCTCGAT